TTTAATTTTATTACAAATAACGAACCTGCTTCTGCATATAAGTCGTAATAACCTGATGGCATTTAAATCTCCTTTAAGTTACTAGTATTTATAATCAAAGAAGATCACTAACATCATAGATATTTCTGGAAACTGGCTGTTCTTGTGATTTTTGACCAGAACTCTTTCCACTATCTGCACTAGGAGCCACTTCTCCTCCAGAGGTTGACGCAGGAGCCCCTCCCGCTTCTACTTGCTCTGCTTCACTTTGTATTGCTTGTGCTTCAATTTCTGCAGTCTGAATTGCTTTTTCTTCTTCAATTTCGTGATCAATTTGTTCAATTTCATCATCAGTTTGACGAAGAATATTTTTACGAATCCATCTATCGGAAAAGAATTTACCAGAGTAGTCTGCAACTTCCCGTAATACGCCCATTCGTTCTTTGATTAATTCTGTTTGTTTTGATTCAGCAAAATATGAATCCGTGGAAAATTCTACAACGAGATCCTGTTCGATCCCTTTCCAATCTAGATCATCCATAACACCTTTTGCCAATAATTGTGTTTTTAAGAAATTTGTTAAAAGTTCGCTAAACTTTACTCTCATTCGATCAACAAATTTAGCAAACTTTAATTCATCTCTAGTAATTTCAGATGAACGACCCATATTGAAACCATTATCGGCTTGCATACGGGTGATTGGAATATTGAGAGCCATATAAAGTTTCTTTTGGAAATATTCAACATCCGCCATCTCTCCTAGATTTTGACCTCCTGGTAATGTTGAAATTTCAGTTCCTTTACCGCCTTCTCTACGGGGTAGCCAGAAATCTTCAAGCATAGACATATGCTTTTTATCATCTCTCAATTCACCACTATTGGCATCGTATACAATCTTATTACGATATCGATTCATTTGATCGCGTAAATATTGTTCTGCTTTGACTTTTGGTAATGATCCTACGTCTATATAAAATACTCTACGTTCTGGTGCTCTTGATACTCTATAAATTACGGTTGCATCCTCAATCATTCTTAATTGATTGAGTGGCTTAATTGCTTTATGAAGATTACTTACAATTCTTCTTGATACAGAATCGTATAATCCCGAGTGTACGTAATTGATTGCATCTGGAGCAATTCTAAGCCCCTGTGTGGCTTCATACGAATTGGTGTATGAATTAGTTTTTTCGTATGGAGTATATACGAAATACTCAATAAAATCAGTAATCATATCAACATTATTGAGCTTAGTTTTTTCTGTGACTTCTTTTACTTTTTTAATTTTAAGTGGATCAATTTGTCTTAACTCTCTTATTCCTTCTTTAGGATCATCGTGCAATATTTGATGATAATATAAACGCCCATCGATATACCAGCGTCTAGCAATTTCAAATCCCTTTCTATTAAAATCTAACATATGAAGAATTTTATTAAATTCTTCAATCATTAATTTTCTAATAGGATATGGAATGTTTACTTTATCTGTATTAAGTTTTACAAATATTCCATTCGCGTCTTTAGTTAAAAAATCATTCATTATACCATCAATTGCCATATCAACTTCGGCATGCAAACTCATTTCTCTATATTTTCGTATCAGATCAGAATCTGATCGCATAGAACCATCAAGATCTACGTAATAGCCCTGTAGACCTCCTGCTTCAATATAAGAAGAACCGTCATCCAATGCAGGTGGTGCAAAAGATAACGGTTTTTCTTCTCTATTTTTACCAAATTGAAAACCAAAGAAATTTAGTGCCATAATATAAAAATCCTATACTTAAAATTAAGCCCGGTCTAGACCGTGATATTTGAACGTGACTTGGAATTCTGCAATAGCGTCATTATTATCATAACTTACTGGTACAGATTGTACATCTTCACACCATAAATGACTTAGTGTCCATTCTCGGCTTGCTGAATGATCTCTTTTTAATAGTCTGACTTTTGCAATAGAATTTCTTAATAAATTCATGTGGCCTAAACCAGCACCCGCTACTACAGGTGTGTTATTAAAATGACTATTAAATTGTAAATTCCAATCTTCAAATGCGGCTCGCATGAGCATTGCTTCGTCTGCTAAAATTGTAACTGTCCAATCATTATAAGTTCTATCGCCGGGAATGTTTACGACTCTTCCCATATAATTTACAGGAATTTGCCCAAGTGTAGTTGAAGGAATTTCTGATGATTTAGCATATACTTTGATAGATCCGCCTGGAGCAGCACTTGCTGCAAGTGTTAGGCCAGGACTTTGAATTTCAATTTCAAAAAGATTACTTCTTGCGCCGCCATCGAAGTTGTTTATAAAATTTGTTATTGGTGTTTGTGCCATTTATTTTATCCTTTTTCTCTTATAGTATGTATATCAGAAACCCACTACTTCTTCAAAACTTAATCCCGTTGGCGTAGCAATAAAGTTAAGTTGAATAAAATTAATCGAACGGGTTGGTTTAATATAAATATCTGCCACAAATCCATTAGAATCGATTACTTGTGGAGTGTTGTTTGTTTCATCACAAACCACTCTGAAGTCAGTAACTCCTCTTCTTGCCTGAATTGTTCTGAGATATGGTTCAACTAAAGATTTAAATTGTGATCTTGTAAATTCGTCATTTTGTTCGAAGAGAATAAACTTAGAAGCAGTTGCAATTGCTTTTTCAAGAACAATGAAAAGTCTTCTTACATTGATTCTATCAAATGCACTTGGTTTTTCTAACATGGTTTTATCACCAAAAAGAACAGTTCCAGATGAATCAAATGTTACTACTGGATTGACACCCCTTCTATAAAGAATATCTCTATCAGTTTTGCTTGGATTATATGCTAATTTAAGAGAATTTAATATACGACCACGATCAAAACCTGCGGGAGAGAACCAAGGATCTCTATCTTGATCTGTTCTTACACAACAACCTGCGGTATCTCCATTCAGAGGAATATACCAGTATTTATCATTATATTTATCATATTGTAATTTATATCCGGTATCCATTACTCCATATGAAGATGGATTTATCGTTGCTTTGAAATTTAAAGCAGTATTTCTATTTGTGTTTGATGTGTTGGTTATTGTTGTTTTGGGCGAAATGAATGCCATGCAATCTTTTCTTGTTTCAGCAACCTCTACTATTTCTTTTGCAACATTAACATCGCTTCCTAGTGATACTGTGGAACCTAAAGGACCTCCTAATAGAAGAGAAACATCTACAGTATCAGCATCGCCATAATATGTTTCATACGCAGCGGCTATATTGGCTTCTGAAGCCGATCCGCTACTCGCTGTACCGTTTCCAAGAGACCAATCAACTAAACCGTATTCAATATTTTCAATTCTTGCAAACTGTGATGTAGATGTTAACACAGTGCTCCACGAGGTTCCTGTGGTTGCAGTACTAGGTGCCACATTAGTTGCCCAGATATATTCAGAATTTTCATTAATAACATTTACATAATAATTGTTTTCTCCATCTTCATCTTGACCATTTATTGCCTTTGATAGATATTCATATTTTTCAAGAATAGTTCCTTTTGAACCAGTAAATTCTCCGTCTTCATCGATCACAAGAATATGAATTTCATCTCTAGCAGATGCATTTCCTAATGATTTAGCATAGGTCGAAGTAGAAGGTAATCCATTAAATTGTGCAGCGTAATCTGCATATTCATCTGGAGTCGAATTTGAAACATCTCCGGGACCGTCAGTATTTCCTATTGAATTACCACTATCTAAAACAACTACCTTTAAAGAATTTCCTAATGTCCCTGGATATTTTGCAATAAAACTTGCATTAGCAATTGTTTGAGCTAAAAAATGTGTTTTATTTTTAACAAGTACACTGCTTGCAGCATCACCAGCCGAACTGACAGCTGCATTTGCTTCTCCAGAGAATGCTAGAATTCTAACAACCTTTAGATGGTTACCGTATGCTAAGAAATTTGCAGCAGTCCACCACCACGTGGCAAATGCACTATCATTTTTTGGTGGGCCAAATATTGATTTTAGTTCTGCTTCATTTGAAACTACAATGATTTCTTCAGCAGGACCCCAAATAAAAGGAGCAACAATTCCACCGGGAGTCGTTGCAATGGTTGGAACTATTAGAGTTAAGTCTTTTTCGGTTATGCTTACGCCTGGGCTCAATTGAAATGGCATTTTTTATATCTCCTTGGATCTATATTTTAATATTATAGATTTTCAAAATTTTATTCTAAGATTATTTATATTTTTTCATTATTTGGCCGACAAAATTCTAGAAATAATTCTATTTGCTATAAAATTATAGCCCTTTTTGTGTAGATGAAGGAGTTGAGTAGTATTGGTGGCTTTATTATAATTTGGTGTTCCTAATACTCCAGTGTAAAGTTCTACAACAGTAGAATTTCCTAAAGAACCAGGATTAGTTGCGTTTGATTTAAAAGTGGTTCCAACACTATTCACTGCAGAACCTATCGTTATAAAGTTGGCTGCTCCGTCTATTGTTAATATTCTATACATTTTATTTGCTTGTATTTCTGAAGGATTTTTTATAGTAGAAGAATGTGGATCGCAGAAAGCATCTGCTGTATATTCATAACAAACATTATCGATCAATTCTTGACTTGTTACAAATCGTGGAGTGTTTATGAAAGTTAATTTTTCAAAAAAGTCTTTATCAATAGCCAATTCAGTGGTCAATAAATCTGAATATGAAGCTAATCTTGCATCTTCTGCATTTCTTCCTCTATTGTGTGAAATCATAAAAACAACACAAAAATCTTGTGGCGGATAGCCAAGAGCATTCCATTCAGTATATAATAAATTAGTTAATTTTTTGATATTGTCAACAAAATCTCTTGCAGGTACAGCAGCACTTGCATCATTTAGTCCGCCTTGTATCATAATGCAAACGTTTCCAGAATTACCAGAAGTTGCTGATAATTGTCTAGATCTATATTCTTTAAATATAGTTCTCAAAGTAGTATTAAATTGATTACTTCCTTGTGGTGTGCATTCTAATACCGCTTTATAAAAATCATGTGTATTGTTAGGATCTGAATCAAACACTTTTCCACCAGACATTGAATAAAGAGAGGATATTGAAAATCCATATCCATCTGAATACACACTCTGTGCTGCAATACTATATGGACCCTTTCTCCATTTTGATCCCCAGAAATCATGAGTAAAAAATAAGAAACTTGGCGGATACACCAACGGTTGCTGGCCTGCGCCTGAGG